GAAGAGTACAAGGTCGGTATGAAGAGCTGGTATGGTGCAGAGGCATGATCCATTCCCACATGGATGATGCGACAGATACGAATGACGGGTGGATTCTAGTAGAGGACGGATTGCCGGAAGGTGGAGAGAAAGTATTAGTATGGTACGAATATTTCCGGTATGGAGAATACAACAGAATGTTTCAAACGCATGGTATTGGATGGCAATATGATGGGCACTGGAGTGGCGATGTAAGTGGTACAAAAGCAAGATGTATAGCATGGCGTCCACTTCCGGAACCGTACAAGCCTAAGAAACTACAAACAGAGGAGAAGCCGGTACAATGACCGGCTAATTATGAAAAAGAAAATCTATATAAAAAACTAAATGTCTTTGTTTGATTATTACTATACACAGGATTTATGATGATATTGTGTTTGAAAATCATAGATTTTGTGAACGAAGTTTTAAAGATTTGTGAAAGAGGAGTAGGAGGTGTGAGATGAGCATTGTGAATTTTAATATCCCGGATGATGGATGGTTTTCGATGAATTGCAATACTTTGCCGTTAGATAAGCAATTATGCGTAATTATTCATAGATATAGCAATCAATCTCCGGGAATATATCAATACAGAAAAGCGGACTGGTTGCATAAAGAAAGCGATTATTTCTTAGATGTTTCGGAACGATGGAGATTAGAAAGCATTGGGTGCGAAGAAGAATGGGAACCAAGCTTTGCGACGGCTGGAATCATAAAATACTGGAAACCGTTAGGACTTCCGGTCAATGAAAATGAGAGATTGCAGCTAGAAATCGAACGGTGGTTTGAAGATGACGATACTTAGAGGACAGCGGAGCACGGTCTTAAGTGCTCCGACAGAAAGAGGTGATAAATTGAGCTATGGAAGAACACGGAAGCAAGCAAAGCTGGACGAAGAAAATACCTTTGATGATATTATAAAGCGAGGACCGTCAGAAAGTGCAAAACGTCAGATGCAGCACAATGCATATCAGAGCATTGAGGTAATGGACTACATCAGGAAAATACATAAGGGAGGTGGTGCCGGTGGACAAGTTAAAACTAAAAAAGTACATACCGAACAAAGCAAGACTTAAAAGAATTGATGCGAGGATAGAAGAACTTTGTGAGACTGAGCCGGCAGGAGAAGTGATGGGAAAGGTTCGTGGGTCAAGTAAAGATTTTCCCTATACGGAAGTTAGGACATCTGTGATGATACCTGATCCGGATGAGCAGGAGCGAATAAACAAGCAAATCAGGAAAAAAGAAGAGGAACGCTTGCAGGTGTTGGCAGAGATTCAAGAGGTAGAAGAGTTTCTTGACGGGATAGGGGATGTGGAGATTAAAGAGATTTTTGAATTGCTGTACGTGGATGTGAAGAAGCAGAGAGAGGTTGCAGACATCATCGGATATAGCAGAGGAAGAATTTCGCAAATAACAAGTGAATACTTGAAAGATTAACACAATTAACATTTTAGATATGTTATAATTATTCTAGAAAAGTTATAATTAACTTTAGGCTTTTCTTCCCAAAACACACTTATATATCGAAAAGGGCGCCTTGCAAATTGTGAGGTGTCTTTTTTTGTAATATTTGATAAAAAGAACAGATGTTTCTTGTATATTTTCTGTTTATAAGATATAATATATTTGAAATGTTAGAGGAAACAAAAGCTATCATTTCAAAATTTCGTTAGGAACAGTTGCTTGTAAAGGAGTGAAAAAAATGAAAACCACAATAAGCAAGAGCTTTCTGGACGGATTTGCAAGAGCATTGAGCTTAGATAGTACAAAAGAATGGCCAAATATCTATGATGATAAAATGAAAGATTATATGGCATTAAGGGGCGATTGGGATAATGTCGGAAAATCAATCCGAAAAGAAACAAGAAATTTCAAAAGAACCAGTTTCAGACATTGAAATTGAAAACGAAAAGCAAGCGGAGCAAGTAAAACAGGTAGTGGTTGAGGCGATAAGAAGCGAATTCAGTGGGCCAATGCCACCCCCGAGTATACTTTCGGGGTATGAAAAAATTCTGCCAGGTGCCGCTGATAGAATTTTGTCAATGGCAGAAAAGCAATCTGCACATCGACAAAAGATGGAAGAAAAAATGATTAAAACAGAATCAAGAGATAGCCTTTTGGGGGTATTGTTTGCATTTTTTCTAGGATTTGGTTGCATAGTTGCGGCTGTGGTTATGGTAATTGCAGTTCCCGAAAATGCAGGTGCTATTTCAGGTGCTGCTTTAGGTGTTATTGGAATTGGTGCAATTATAACAACATTTATAAAAAGTACTAGAAGAGGCTATAAAGGCCAGCAAGATTCAGGAAAAGAAAGAAAAGAATAAAGTAAAAGAAGAGGCGTCCATTAGGGCGTCTTTTCTAATACCCAAATATGGATACATAGCTCAGTGGTAGAGCACTTCACTCGTAGGGAATATGTCACAGGTTCGATTCCTGTTGTATCCAGAGATAGAAAATTGATAGATTGGAAGGTGGTGAGCCATATGACAGAAAAACAGAAAATATTTGCAGATGAATACTTGATTGATTTGAATGCTACACGGGCTTACCGCGCGGCATATCCATCCGTGAAGAAAGATGAAACAGCGAGGGCAAATGGAAGCAGAATGCTAACAAATGCTAACGTTGCAGGGTATATTTCAGATCGAATGAACGAACGCCAAAAGCGAACGGAAATCACACAGGATATGGTGCTTCAAGAGTTGGCTTCGATTGCTTTTGCAAGGGCAACAGATTATGTAGAAATTAAAGTTGATGGTACAAATAGCGTGGTTATGGTGAAGCCAACTACAGAACTGTCAGAAGAGCAGATAGGAGCAATCGCAGGAATCAAAGAGGGAGCTAATGGAATTGAAATCAAATTGAATGATAAAGAAAAGGCGTTGGAAATGTTAGGACGTCATTTAGGTATGTGGAATGATAAATTGGACATGAAGGTGACACCTGCATCAGACACTGTGAGAGAAATGGAAGAATATTTTGGGAATTACAAAGCAACAGGCGATAACACTACTGACGGAAACGCCTTATAAGATAGGACATTGGTTAGGGTTTAAGGATTTGACCAGGCTACACAATGAGTGGCTTCGGTCATTTTTGTATGAAAAGAAAGACCAGACGCTGCTTGCTCACAGGGGCAGTTATAAGACGACGGATTTATCGTTGTTTCTTGCATTACATACGGTGGAACGACCAAATGAAAATGTTATGTTTTTCAGAAAAACTGATACGGATGTCGTAGAAGTGATGGTTCAGGCGCAAAAAATATTGTCATCAGATGTTATGCAGTCGATCACATATGCTTTGTATGGCTGTTATATTCATTTTTTGAAATCGAACAATGCAGAAATCCATACAAACCTCTGCACATTCACAAAAGGAGTCAGTCAGATACTTGGACTTGGTATTGGAACATCCATTACAGGTAAACATGCGGATATAGTCGTTACAGATGATATTGTTAATCTAAAAGACAGAATCAGCAGAGCAGAACGCGAGAGAACAAAGGTGCAGTACATGGAACTACAAAACATCTGTAATAGACATGGACGTTTTATTAATACCGGAACACCGTGGCACAAAGAAGATGCGATTTCCATCATGCCGAATGTAAAACGGTATGATTGTTATTCGACAGGATTGATAGACAGAGGAAAGTTGGAAGAAATCAGATGTTCAATGTCAGACAGTTTGTTTGCTGCAAATTATGAGTTAAAACATATAGCTGATAAAAACGCTATGTTTACGTCTCCTCAATTTATGGAGGATGAAAGTTTGTTATATAACGGAATTGCGCATATAGATGCTGCGTATGGCGGAGAGGACGCAACAGCATTTACGGCAATGCACAAGTTACAGGACGGACGTATAGCAGCATTTGGAAAACGGTGGGAAAGGCACGTAGAGGACTGTTTGACGGAGATTGATGCTTATCACGAAAGGTTCAGGCTTGGAACAATAGAATGCGAGGATAATGCAGATAAAGGCTATTTGAAGAAGGAGTTGAAAACAATGTTCCTTCCGGTGCATGGGTATCATGAGAGCATGAACAAATTTGTGAAAATATCAACGTATCTGCGTAAACACTGGAAGAACATAGTGTGGTTTGAAGAAACAGACCCGGAGTATATTAACGAGATACTGGACTATTCAGAGTTTGCGGAACATGATGATAGTCCTGACTCGGCAGCAAGTCTGATAAGAAAATTAGAGAAAAAGGGTTCAGGATTGAACAGAAAGATAACAGGAGGGATTTGATGTTTATATTACCAGCAGGTACAGAGATTACATTGGAATTACTGGCTGAATTTGTAGACAGGCATAAGAAAATGGTCAGCAAAAGATACAAGCCATTACAGGACGCTTATACAAGTGATTATGAAATTTTGCATAGAAAAAAGAAACCGGATTATAAACCAGATAATCGTATTGTAGCAAATTTTGCAAAATATATAGTTGATACAATGAACGGGTTCTTTTTGGGAAATCCGATTAGAATTACGTCAGAAGATAAATCTTTGTTAGAGTATGTGGAATTTCTTAATCAATACAATGACCAAGATGACAACAACGCAGAGTTGTCCAAGATATGTGATATTTATGGAAAAGGGTACGAGATGTATTATGCAGATGAAGAGGCAGAACTGTGTACCACTTATCTTGATCCGACAGAAGCATTTATGATATTTGATGAATCTATTATTGAAAGACCACAGTTTTTTGTAAGGTACTATACAGATTACAATAAAACAGAGAGAGGAAGTATATCTAACGGGACAGAGGTTAGGTATTTTCAAGTTTCAGGAGGGTATATTTGGACAAGTGAGTGGGAATCGCATTATTTTGAGGGAGTGCCTGCGACAGAGTTTGTGGAGAATGCAGAACGGCAGAGTATATTTGAACCAGTATTGACGATGATTAATGCCTATAATAATGCAATCAGTGAAAAAGCGAATGATGTAGATTATTTTGCAGATGCATATATGAAGGTGCTTGGTGCTGAATTAAAAGATGACGACCTTGAATTTATCCGCGATAAACGTGTTGTAAACTTTCCGGGAGATGAAATGGATAAGATTATCGTAGAATTTATGGACAAGCCGAGCGGTGACGGTACACAGGAAAATCTTCTTAACAGATTAGAGAGATTGATTTTTCAATTATCAATGGTGGCAAATATTTCTGATGAAAATTTTGGTGCAAGTTCAGGAATTTCATTGAAGTATAAACTGCAGGCTATGAGTAACTTGGAAAAGACAAAGGAGAGAAAGTTCACGTCAGGCATGAATCGTCGGTACAAGGTATTGTTTAGCCACCCTAGGTCAAAAGTTCCAAAGGATTCATGGGTAAAATTAAAATATGTTTTCACACCGAATTTTCCGGCCAACTTGTTGGAAGAATCACAGATAGTGGGAAATCTTGCAGGCATTACAAGTAAAGAAACCCAACTGAAGGTACTTTCAACAGTAGAAGATGTGAAAGGGGAAATAGAAAAGATAGATGCCGAGCAGGATTTGCTAGGGTATAACACAGACTATCCGACAGGCAGAGATGATGAAGAGAGTGAGGATATAGTTTCTATTACAGAGGGGGTGACTGAAATACAAGGGAAAGCACTGAACGTAGCACAGACACAAAGTTTAATTGCTATTATGTCGCAATACAGTGCAGGAAGTTTGACAGAAGGACAGGCGATTAGACTTATTTCAACTGCAATAGGAATTAGCAGAGAAGAGGCACGTTCGATTTTGAATGGGGAAATGTAGATGAACTACTGGGAAAAGAGACAGAAACAACTGAATCAGGAATTGGAAAAGGACGAGAAGAAATTAAAGAAAAAACTCTCGTCCTTTTATAGTGCAGAATACAGAAAGTTAGAAAAAGAAATAGCAGCATATTATTCCATATATGGTGAGGACAAGGTTATCGAGTACAGAAAGTTGATGCAGAACTTGGACGATGCGGATAGGGAACGACTTATCAAAAGAATGCAGGACTTTGCTCAACTGTATCCTGAGTATGCGGATATGCTTCCTATACGGGAAAGTATATATAAACTAAACCGTCTTGAAGGATTACAGATGTCAATACTTATGCAGCAGTTGGAAATCGGTGCAGTCGATATTAAGACGGTCAGGGAGCATCTTGTAAGACAGGCTGTACGCAATGCTAATCAGGTAGCAGAAACAATGGGGTACGGCAAGAACTTTTACTCGGAAAATTCGGAAATCATACGAAAAATTGTAAATGCAAAGTGGTATGACGGAAAAGATTTCAGTGAACGAATATGGGGAAATATTCAGAAACTGGCACGATATTTGGGAAGGGATATTGCTGCGGGATTTGCCCGTGGTGACAGTTATAGCAAACTTGTTTCGAAGTTAAGACAGAGATTTGAGAAAGTGTCCAGAAATGACGCATATCGGCTGATTTACACAGAAGGTACATTTATATCAAATGAAGCAAGAGCAGTGGCATTTGAGCAGGACACAGAGGAATATGTGTTCCGTATTCAGCACTATAAAGCAAGGCGTTCCGGTTGGTCGGATATTTGTGATGATTTGCATGAGAAACGTTTCAAATGGGGTGAAAGAAAGCCGGGAATAAACTTTCCACCTATGCACCCGTGGTGCCATTGTACCGCAACACCAAGTGTTACGGATAGGGAGAAGTTTGTTGAAGATTATGAGAAACGTCATGGAAATGGTGAAGGAAAGAAAATATCTGATAGATTAAAGGTTGTAAAAAATGTTGACTATGGTATGATAAAGAAAATAATAATTCCAGAACAACTTAGACGGGCTACTGGTATTACTCCTAATATGATTGAAAATATGCAAAAGGGTATTAATATAATAGAAAATGAATATGAGTTGAATTTAAAATGGGTGTTGGTAGAAGATTTGGGAACTTCGCGTTTGGATATTCCTTATCTATGTAGATATGCGAATAATAATGGAAAACATGAATCAATATTTGTTTTAAATAGTGGATTTGATTTTACAGGGTTTGATGAAATAGTTGCCAGAGCCTATGCATATGGTTATTTTTCAGGAAAAAGTATAACAGACCATATTATTCACGAAATGGCACACGTAATGACAGGACAACATATTGAAGACGCAGAGGAATTTGAGACTTTTTTAAATACTGTTGAAAAGGAATATGTTCCAGGAGTTTCAGGATATTCTGATGATGCAAAGGATGGATTTGAAACGATAGCAGAGGCTTTTGTAAAAATAAGAAACGGTGAAGAAGTGCCGGATAAAGCAAGAAGGTTGGTTGAAATTTACATAGAAAGGTGGAAAAAGAAATGATTAGAATACCGTACTGTTTGGATTGCGATAATTGTAAAAAAAATATGGTATGTGATGCGTATCCGAAAGGAATACCTGAGGAAATATTGCATACTCCTAAAACCAAAGGAACCATATGTAACAATGGAGTGACATATAAAAAGCATATTGCTCAAAATAACATTAAAAATATTACAGATTAGAGTTGAAACAGTAGTTTGAATTAGAAAGATAGGAGCGGTTTTACCAAAAGGAAGCAGAGGAATATTATGGTAATAGTACCACTGGATTATACTGGGAGTGATGATAATGACATTAAGTGAAGCTAGAGAATATATGGAATGGGAAAAAAGACAAAAATTCTGATTGTGTGAGATAGTATTTAAGTAAGGAAGATGACGAGAAAAGTTATGAAAAAACTATTATTTTTTCATGCTCCGTGGTGTCCGCCCTGTAGATTTTATGAAAAGCAGTTTATTGAACCTTTAGAGGAAAAAGTCGGGATTGATAAAATACAGCGTGTAAACGTGCAGGACGAATCATTTGTGGCAGACAAATATCAGATAGACAAATTGCCAGCGGTAGTTTTATTGTCTGATGAGATGGTGTATATGAACCACACAGGAGCGATTGACGTTGAGGAAGTAGCAGATTGGTTGAAAAATATATAAGTGCAGATGCCACAGGTCGAAAAGATCTGTGGTATTTTTATACTTATTTTTAGGGAGGTGGTGCCGATTGATTGCAGTAAAAGTAACAAGTACAGAAATTACAGTAGACGGTCATGCGGGATATGCAGCAAGTGGAAGTGACATTGTGTGTGCAGGAGTGACTGCCCTTTTTCAGTCATTGGTTAAATCCATACTGAGTTTAACTAATGATAAAATTGAATATTGTCTAAGACCGGGAGCATCTAAAATTGTTTATAGGAGTTTATCAGAAAAATCGCGAGTTTTGATAGACTCTTTTTTTATCGGGATTTCCATGATTTCAGAGGAATTCCCCGAATATGTAAAAATTTTATGACCAGGCGTGAGTGTCACTAAACCTTACGGAAAGTCAGGCGTGGAGACTATAAACTACGGGGAATAGAGCGTAAGTTTTAAAATATGGAGGTATACAATGAAAGTAAAAGATTTTTGGAAACTGCAGTTATTTGCAGAGGATACAGAAGGGGGTAAGCCGGATAATGTGGAAGATTCCCACACAGGAGGTGGCGAGCCTGAGAAGAATGAGGTGAAATACACAGATGCAGATGTTGATAAAATAATCGACAAGAAATTTGCTGAGTGGGAGAAAAAACACCAGAAGAAAGTTGACGAGGCTGCGAAACTTGCCGAGATGAATGCACAGGAGAGAGCCGAGTATGAGAGAAACGAACTTCAGAAGAAGTTAGACGAATACGAGAGAAAAGATGCTATTGCAGGAATGACAAATACTGCAAGAAAAATGCTGGCAGACAATCACATTGTGGTCTCAGATGAACTTTTGGCGGTTTTAGTCACGCCTGACGCAGATAAAACAAAACAGGCAGTAGACGGTTTTGTAACTGCATTCAATGATGCAGTAGAAGAGGCGGTTAAGGAACGTCTTAAAGGCAAAACGCCTAGCAGAAGCAGTGGTAAGGCAACAATGACAAAAGAAGAAATTTCGGCAATCAAAGACCCGGAATTAAGACAGCAAAAAATGTTAGAAAATAGAGAGTTATATGATTTTTAGGAGGTAATTTATGAACAAGAACAGAAAATTTGGATTACAGTTATTTGCAGTTGATGAGAAGATGATTATTTCAGCAGACCTTGCAAAAGTGAGAGACGTAGATTTTACGGAGCGATTTACGACAGGCATTCAGACCTTGATGAAAATGCTCGGTATCACAAGAAAGGTTGAGAAAAAGGCAGGAGAAGTACTGAAGGTATATAAAGTTACAGGAACTTTGGCGAATGGTACAGTCGCTGAAGGTGAAGTAATTCCGCTTTCAGAGTATAAGACAACATACGCACCGGTTGGAGAGGCTAACTTGAAGAAATGGAGAAAGCAGACAACTGCGGAGGCTATTTCCAGCAAAGGATATGGACAGGCGGTAAACGATACAAATGATAAGATGCTTAAGGATATTCAGAAAGGTATTCGTAAAGACTTCGCAGCGTTTCTTGCTACTGGTTCGGGAAAAGCCACAGGTGTAGGTTTACAGGCAGCACTAGCACAGGTATGGGGACAACTTCAGGTGATTTGGGAGGATACTTCGGTTGAGGCAGTGTATCTGATGAATCCGTTAGACGTGGCAGATTATTTAGGAGGAGCACAGATTGTTACGCAGACTGCTTTTGGAATGTCTTATATTGAGAACTTCCTCGGTATCGGTACAGTTATCCTTGCATCAGATGTTCCAAAAGGAAAGATTTATGCAACGGCGTCAGAGAATATCGTGTTGTACTTTGTAAATGTGACAGGTTCAGATTTGGCACAGGCATTTAACCTTACGTCAGATACAACAGGTTTAATCGGTATTCATACAGGACCGGTTTATGAAAATCTTACATCAGAAACTGTGGCGGCATCAGGTGTAGGTTTGTTTGCTGAAAATCTTGGAGGAGTAGTAATCGGAACAATTACGGCAGCAGAGGCGTCCGGCACAAAAGGAAAATAGGCGTATGGAAGATAATAAATTACTGCAGAGAGTAAGGTTGCGGATTCCAGATAGTGAAATCAGTGATGATGCACTGAAAGAATATATCAGCACTATACAGGATAGATTGCTTTTGCGTTTGGGAGAGGAAAAACTCCCGGACGCATTTCAATCCATTTGCGTAGATGCAACTGTTAAAATGTTCAGAAGGACTTATTACGAAGGCATTTCTTCGGAAAATGTGGTTAATATGTCCACAACATTTGTAGAAGATATTTTATCCGAATATACGCAGGAAATCAGCGAATGGAAAGTAGCAAGGGCAAATTCCGGTGGGGGAAATAAAAGGACGGTGAAGTTTCTTTGAGATGGAAAAAGTGCGAATTGAAAAAGTGTATCAATCAAACAAAAGATGCTTTGGGAAATCTTTCGGGCGGTGTGTGGCACACTGAAAAGATAGTGGATTGCAAACATACGCCACGGACAGATGAACAGATAAAACTAGAAGGTCGTGAGGTGACGGAAAATATTCAGCAGTTTATGTTGCGGTTGCCATATGAACAATTTCCGAAGGAGTGTACGCACGTATCTATTGACGGAGAAATTTTTCAGGAAATTGACAAGGTAGTTGATTTATCTCCCCGTTGGACTTTGATAAAAGTAAAAGTCAGCAAGAGGTGATGTAATGTCATTAGTAAGCGTGAAGATGAATGGACTAGAAACATTAGAGCGTAAACTTTCCGAGATGAACAGAATCCGTTTTGATGCAGTAGTTGAAATGCAGATGGTTGATATGGTTGACAGGGCAACACAAAATCATAATGCCACACAGGGAGGGACACCGTATGACACTGGTGAACTGATAGAAAGCGTAGGAAAAATCGGGACAGGAAAAGATTCTGAAATGGGATATTCAAAGGATTATGCTCCTCATGTAGAGTATGGACATAGAACGGTTAAAGGCGGTTATGTAGAAGGGCAGAGATTTTTGAGAAGAAATGTAGAAATTCAACAGCCGATTTATAAACAGGACTTACTTAATGCAATCACAAAGGAGTAAAAATATGGCATATAAACAACTTGGATTGGTGGAATTGATTACTTCAATTCAAAAAAGGGTGAAAAGTGGAACAGGACTTGAGTGTTATGACGCCGTAGAGCTGAATGCAGCAAGTCCGTTTTATTTTGCACAGGTAGTGGGAAAACGTCCTGCACATACAAAAACAATGTGGAGAGATGTATTTACTGTTTGGATTCATGCCATTGCAGAGAAGGGTGATTCCTCAGTTCAGATATATGAACTCATACAGAATTTAGAGGAGGCTTTGACCGAGGAGATTATACTTCCAGAGGAATATGAGCTTGTGATGCAGATAAATAATGGAATTCAAACAATAAAAAAAGATGAGACAAATGAAAAGCATGCTGTACTTGCCTATGAGTTTATGGTGTGCTATGGGTTTAAATGCAAAATTTAGGAGGCGGAATATGAAAAATAAGAAATTTAACAGATTACAATTATTTGCTTATGATGACAATGCGTATTGTGATTTTACAAGTTCATCTGCAAAGGCAGTAGCTGGAAAAGATATACTGCTTGCAATTTACAATGCGGATGGAACGAAACTGCTTGCGATCAGCGGGCAGCAGGGGCTTACTATTAACAGAAGTGCTGATAGTATCGAGATCACATCAAAAGATACATTAGGAGGCTGGAAATCTAAAATTGCTGGGATGAAAGAGTGGAGCATTGACAATGATGGTCTTTATGTACCAGGAGATGAATCACATGGATTACTATCACAAGCGTTTGAGAATAGTGATCCGATTTGTTTAAAAGTTATCAATGGAAAAACGAAAAAAGGGATGTTTGGAGGACTTGCGGTAATCACGGACTATCCGTTAGAAGCACCGTATGATGATGCTATGACATACAGCTTGTCACTTGAAGGAATGGGACCGCTTGTAGATCTTGCAAAAAATCCGGTAAAACCAGATACTATGCCGGAAGGTGGTTCGGCACTTGCTCCATTAACGGTGGTATCTGTTGCAGGAGCGGATGCATCTGGAAAAACAAATGTATATGTCAATCCAGTAAAAACAGGGGAAAATAAGTATTTTTACAAGACAGGAAAAGCTCCTTTGCTATATCCGGGGTATGGTGAAATCATTACGGAAACTGCATGGAATGGTCTTGAATCTCTCGCTGCCACTACAGGAGATCAGATTATGATTATAGAATGTGATAAAAGCGGGAAAGCATTGAAAGCAGGAGTAGCAACAGTAACAGCGAAGGCGTAGGAGGTAACAGATGATAGAAGTGAATGGAAAGAAATATGTATTAAAATATAATTTAAAAAGAATTGAAATGATTGAGGCATCTACAAACATGCCGACAATGGCAGAACTACAGAGAACAAGAGGATATCTTGGAATAGCGTCTCTTAAGACATATTTTGCATATGGTCTGAAAGAAGAGGGAGCAGACATCTTTGTAAAACCGAAAGAAGGAATTGAAATTTGCGAGGAATTAATCGAATCGAGCGGATACGAGAAAGTCTGTGGCGAAGTGCTTGAAAGCTTACAGAGAGACTGCCCTTTTTTCTTCCAAAGCGCCTGATTGAGTATGAGTATTTCTCGGCAGAACAGGACGAAGAATATGATCGCATGGCGGAGCCCTATCAGAAAGAGATAGACTTCGCTTTTTTTGCGGTCAATTTTGGCTATTCCAAATCAGATTACGAGGAACTCACCCCACGTGAAAGGCTTTTCATTTATAAGGCATGGGAGAACAAAACAGTGTCGGATTCTTATCACGTGTATAATGCGGTGTTTACCGCTACTTATAACGTGAATCGGAAGAAAAACAAACGTGCGTTGAAACTATGGAAAAAAGTAAAAATGAAGCGTGCAGATATAGAAGTTATTAGCGAAAATATGAAAGTTATCAAAGAGGTAGAACAGAAGGAAGGTTTGTCATGGGTGGATGAAATCTACCGTGCAAATGGTTTTCCGTTATAACGAGGAGGTGTGAAATGGCAGACTATACATTGAGTGCCAAAATTACAGGTGATAGTAGCGGATTTGAAAAAGCATTTTCGACTGCTCAGAAAGCAGCGGATAGGTTTGAAACAAGAATGAAGAGCATTTCGTCTAAACTAGATAGTATAGGGAGTTCACTGTCTGGGTTTGGTGCCAAGTTATCTCTAGGAATATCAACCCCAATTGCGCTGGCTGCGAAAAGTATGGTGAACGCTGCCTCTGATTTTGATGAAAATCTCAATAAAGTGGATGTTGCATTTGGGGAATCTTCAGAAGCAGTTACGTCGTGGGCGGAAAATGCAACAAAGCAGTTTGGACTTTCAAAAAATCAGGCGTTGGAGGCAACTGCTTTATTTGGAGATATGGCAACCTCGATGGGATTGGCGCAACCGGAAGCCGCAAACATGTCAACAGCTCTTGCGGGGTTAGCTGGTGATTTGGCGTCTTTTAAGAATATAGGTGTAGATCAGGCTATGACCGCCCTTGCCGGGGTGTTTACCGGAGAAACGGAAAGCCTGAAACAACTTGGCATTGTGATGACGGAGACAAATCTTGAAGAATTTGCTTCTAGAACAGGAAAAGTATATAAAGAAATGTCTCAGGCAGAAAAAGTACAGCTCCGCTACAATTATGTTATGGAAATGGCGGCAAATGCACAGGGGGACTATGCGAGGACTTCGGATGGTACGGCAAATAGTTTGAGAACTTTCCAAGGGGCAGTAGATAACCTGAATATTGCACTTGGACAACATTTACTTCCAACGTTGACACCGCTTGTGCAGAAAGCAACGGAAATGGTAGATGCATTTGCAAATGCAAGTCCACAGGTGCAGCAGATTGCATTAAAGATAGCAGCGGTTGCAGCGGTAGCAGGACCGGCTTTAGTAATCATTGGTACGCTTATAAGTAGTATCGGGAAAATAGCCGGTGTTATAGGTATGATTGGAGCACCGGTAACAATTGCCATAACGGCAATTGCAGCATTGGCAGCAGGGATTGTATATTTGATAAATACAAATGAAACATTTCGAAATATGGTGGCTGCGATATGGGATTTTGTGAGAGATAAAATACAAAGTGCTATACAAGCAATTAGGCCTGTGGCAGAAACTTTATTTCAGGGATTTATTGAAGGTGCAAAATCTTTCCTTCCAGCGTTTCAAAGTATGTTTTCAACAATAAAAACAATAGTAGGGGTGCTATCAGATGCACTATCTGGATTTTTTTCAGGACTTTCGGAGGGATTTTTAGGAAGCTTATCAGGGATACGGGGATTCGGAAATGTATTTTCTACGGTGATTGGTTTGATTGCACCGCATATTAAAATGTTACTTTTGTTATTTCAAAATTTTGGATCTCAGATTGTTAGTCTGGTATCAACGATAGGAAGTAGTTTGGTTCCGGTATTTACGACGCTTGGTACAACGATAGGGGGAATCGTTTCTTCGTTGCTTCCGGCTTTTCAGTCTTTGATGGCGAATTTGGCTCCAGTAATTGGGGATATCGTAACGGTTGGTTCGCAGTTAATTGGAAGTGTGATTGATGTACTGACTATGGCATTGCCGATTGTCGTGAATTTGCTAAATCAAGTTGCTCCATTTTTGGTACAGATAGCATCTTTAATCGGAAATGTAGTTGCGTCTGTTGGACCGATGATTTCTCAATTGTCCGGTGCGTTAGTACCGCTTTTAACAAGTGTGATTAATATTATACAGACCGTGCTTAAAGTAATTATGAATATTGTAACGGCTGCAATGCCGGCAGTGATTGCGATTATGAATGTAGTAATGTCTGTTATTCAAGCAATTGTTCCGGTGCTGACAAATATTATATCTGTGGTGGTATCCATTGTTTCTGTTGTAATCAGTGTGATAGCCTCTATTATTTCGGCTATTTCACCGATTGTATCATTTATTGGCGGTATTATTTCAACGATTATATCGGTAATTTCACCGATTGTGACTTTTGTAGCTAGTATTATTGCTTCCATTATTTCTATTATTGGAAAAATAATAGGAGCGGTGAGCGGTGTGTTAGATGTTATTATCAGTACGTTTTCCACTGCATTTTCATTTGTACAGAACATTTTCGCAAATATATCAAAAGTAATATCAAATGCAATTAATGTGGCGTCGAGTGTGATAGCGACGATAGCGGGAACGGTGGGGAATGTATTTAATTCTGTTTACTCAATTGTATCTTCTATTATGGATAAAGTAGGCGGGTACATTACAGGAGTGTTCAATGGAATAAAAAGTGCTTGGAATGGGCTTACATCGTTTGTATCCGGTGTTTTTAGCGGTGTTGCTTCGGCTGTTGATGCATTGGTGTCACAAGTAAAAGGATTTGTAAATGGAGTGATTGGCGGGATTAATGCAGCAATCGGTTTGATTAATAAAATACCGGGAGTGAATATTGGTACGATTCCATATTTGCTGCATGGTACAGAGGACTGGCAAGGTGGATTTGCGCGAATGAATGAAGGCGGAAGGGGAGAGCTTACATATCTACCGAATGGAACCCAGGTTATTCCACATGATATTTCTATGAAATATGCGAAAGAATCTGCAAGAGCAAATGCGAATACCACTACAACACCAATCGATTATGACCGGCTGATCCAAGGAATCTGCGAGGCTATGGGAAATGTTACAGTGCAGCATACAAGCACTTTAAATGGAAAGACCGTGGCAAGTGAATTATTGCCACTTATGGATACCGGATTAGGCAGAAAAGGAGTTTCAAGAAGGAGGAACAGTATATAATGGCAGGAGTTCTTATTGGAGAGCGTCACACAGAAAAAGATTGGGGATTGCTATGGACAGATCTTTCCATTGGGGAACCAGAGGCGCAAACAAAGGTGATAGACATAGACGGACGGGATGGTGCTCTTGACCTGACGGATTTCCTGTATGGAGATATCCGGTATAAGAATAGACCCATATCCATTACATTCGTAATGAAATCCGATATATATAAATGGCATTCATTGAAGTCGGAAATTGCGAATTACATACAGGGGCAGAAGAGAAAAATTATATTGGACACGGATAAAGGATTTTATTATCTTGGTAGAGGTGCTTGTGAGATTGTAAAAGAAAATGCTCTGATTAACGGAGTGACGATCTCGTTTGATGCAGAACCATACAAATATGAGCGTTACGGAAGTTTGGAACCGTGGGTGTGGGACACCTTCTGTTTTGAGGATGGAATTATACGCGATTATAGAGATTTGGAAGTAAATGGAACAATGGTACTTATGATACCGGGGCGGCGGAAAAAGGTTGTCCCGGTTTTTGAGTGCTCTGAAAGCATGGTTTTGGAATACCACAGCATTTCTTACACGCTCCCAAAGGGGAAAAGTAAAGTCATGGATTTGCAGTTGGGGGCAGGGGAACATATCCTGACATTTCAAGGAAAGGGAACAGTCAGTGTGGACTATAGGGGGGCGAGTTTATAATGTATAGGATTTATTGTGATGGGGAATTGTTGTACGACCCAAGAGACGAAGAATTGGCTATACTGTCAGGAAAAGTAAGGGTTGGGCTAAATAAGACCGGGGAATTTGTGTTTTCCCTTCCGCCCCCGCATCCGATGGTGGGAAAGATAGGGAAGATGATTTCCAAGATAGAAGTATTCGAGGGCGAAGAATCCTTATTTGAGGGAAGGGTTACGGATTCTGAGACGGACATGTACGGATGTGTGGCGAATACGTGCGAAGGAACGCTTGCCTATATGCTAGATAGTATCCAGCGTCCGAAGGAATACCATGACCTGACCCCAGAAAGTTATCTACAGGATAAAATTACCCAGCACAACAGCCAAGTGGAGGAGGAGAAACAGTTTACTCTTGGAATCGTAGAGAAAAAAACGATGAATTACGATGCAAGGGAAGATAATCAGTATACGGATACTTTAAATACGATTCTCGACAAGCTGGTTGCCAGCAATGGTGGATATTTGCGTATCCGCAAGCAAAAAGGTATCCGGTATCTGGACTACTTAGAAAGCTATGACCGCACATCCCTACAGACAATCCGGTTTGGAGAAAACATACTGGATTTGACGGAGTATATAAGCGCGGCAGAGATTGCAACGGTACTTATTCCGCTTGGCAAATCTTTGGACGAAGAGCAGGGTGGAGGGAGACTTACCATTGCGTCGGTAAACAATGGAAAAGATTATATTGAGGACAAAGAAGCAATTACGCTCTATGGAAGAATCACGCGGACAGAAGTGTTTGAGGATGTGACAGTACCGGCGAATCTGAAAACAAAAGGAGAGGAATTTTTAAAGAATGCAAGGAACCTGACCGCAACCATAGAGCTGACTGCAATAGATCTGCACCTTGCAGATGTGGATATTGACCGGATAAAACTTGGAGACATAGTTCATACCGTATCGAAACCGCACGGACTTGATAAATATATGCTTGTATCGAAAAGGGAGTATGACATTTTAGATCCGTCAAAGGACAAGATCAATCTTGGAGACAGTGTGACTGCATTAACAGAAAAACAGGCAGCATTACAGAGGCAGGTAGAGGGGCAAGCGAGTAAAAATGAATCTGTTGAAGTCATTAAAGGTGGCATAAAAGAACTCTCGCAAAAGGTGGAAAGTACAGACAGCTATCTGAAAAAGGTGGATGAAAAAGTCCAGACAATCGAATTAGGGACTGGGGAGACAAAAACAGATATAGATGAGATAAAAGGCAAACTTACGCAATTTGAAGAGGATACGGGAGTTTTGAGAGAAAGTATAGCTGATATTGAAAATAGGTTGGCAAAAGTTTTGGAACGGCTGGATAAGTTAGAAAAACCGGAAGGAGGCACAGAAATGAGATGACATTGGAAGAGAAGATAAGAGGACTGATACAGGAATTTCGCCAAGCATATTATGGGGAGGATGTCCGAAGGACTTATGCAGACATTGCCGAACTAGTCTGCATTGAGGCAATGAAAAAGCTGGATCATACAGTTGAGCAGGGAGAATATGCGAAGGTACAGGGAGACTATGCAAAGGAGCAGGGGAGCTATGCGAAGACCCAAGGAGACGATGCAAAGGCAAAGACTTCAGAAGCCGTAACAGCTGTGCAGGCTGCAATACAGGAAATTACCGAGGAATTTAAGAATATCAAGGATGTACTTGATTCCACAGAAAACGGAAAATTGTTATTGGAGATCCAGCAACTCTTAAAAGACCTGTATCATGTGGCAACAGATGTGGATATTGACAGAATCATCGACGGCACTTATGTGGATGAAGATGAGCAGGGCAGCATTTTTGAAACAGGTACGAAAGAAGACATCGATGCGATCATAGGAGGAACCTATACGGAAAATGAGGAAGAAATGGATGCTACGGAACAGGAAATACAGGATATCATTGACCAGTTATTCAAGGAGGTAAGGAAAAAATGAAATACATA